ATCGGTGTTGCTTCAGCAGACGCGAGTATTACTCAGCTGACAACAGCCAAGTTTGGTGTCATTACAGAGATAAGAGTTATTTGTTTAGAAGCGCCAGCTGGTGGGGATACTGTTGTGGACTTTCACGCACATGCATCTGCACTTAACACAGCTGGCAGCCCAACCATTGCTATTTCAGGTGTCGCGGGCCTTGATACAGTCGGGCAAGACGTATCTGGAACCCTGGATGATAACTCTTTGGCTGATGACTATCTTTACATCACAAACGGCTCGGGCAGCGGTAGTGGTGCGATGACTGCTGGTAAATTTGTCATTCTTATCTATGGCTTTGTTGTACCAGATGATCTTGTTTGATAGCTGAGGAGTTTTAGTATGTCAAGAAAAAGAGCACTAAATAGAGTTAAGATAGCCCCTAAAAAGGCTCCTGCTAAGCCCAAGGCAGCCCCTAAGAAGGCAGCCGCCAAAAAGGCTGCCCCTAAGAAGGCAGCACCTAAGGTTGAGGCAGCCGAGAAAGACGAATAGTTAAGTAAATATATTAACTATAGACCCCGTATGATGTCTTTCATACGGGGTTTTGTTTTATCTCAACTAATTACTATGTATTAGGAGAATATATGCATGGCTCTTCCAGAACTAACACCAAGCAGTACATCTAGCAAGGTAATTCTTCCTTCTACCGGTAGCACCATCGAAACAGCAGATGGCTCTGGTAACGCATCTAATTATCCAATTGGCTTGTATACAACCGGTGGAGATTTAGAAGATGTTCATTTTATGTCTGGTGCTGCCGATCAGGTAGCCTATGTTTACAAGAAGCTTGGTGGTGATGTTCTAGACATTGAACTTACGCCTGCAAATGTATATTCTGCATACGAAGAGTCAGTCTTAGAGTATTCGTACCAAATAAACTTACACCAGTCAAAGAACATGCTCTCTGATGTTTTGGGTAACTCCACTGCTTCATTTGACCACGAAGGGCAGATGACTGCTGGTGATGCTTCTGGTTCTGGGCCTGGCCCAAACCTTAAGTATCCAAGATTCCAGTTTACATACGCTCGCAGAGTTGCAGAAGGCATGGCTGAAGAGGCAGGCTTTGGCGGCCACCTCACAGAATATTCTGCTTCATTTTCTTCCTCTACAGCACAGTCCACCTATGACTTGCAGGACATCATCTATAGTGCTTCACTAAATAATGAAGACAACGGGAATGGAGATCCTGTTCCGTTTAACGGACTTGTTGGAAACAATAAAGTTAGGATCACAAGAGTTTACTACAAAACTCCAGCTGCCATGTGGCGCTTCTTTGGATACTATGGTGGGATTAATGTTATTGGTAACATGATGACCTATGGTCAGTTTGCAGACGATTCAACGTTTGAGATTATTCCTGCATGGCAGAACAAAATGCAAGCTATGGCTTACGAGGACCATATCTACACACGTATCTCTCATTATTCATACGAGCTAATAAATAATAAATTAACACTGTTCCCTCCACCGGATAATAGAATCACAGACAAATTCTTTGTTAAGTTTACAATTGAAAGAGACGCATGGGAAGATGATGCTGATGGGATTAGAAAAACTGGTGTTGATGGAATCAACAACATTAACTCTATTCCGTTTGACAACATTCCTTATAAAAATATTAATGCTATCGGTAAGCACTGGATTCGTAGATATGCGTTGGCTCTCTGCAAGGAGATGTTAGGCCAAATTAGAGGTAAATTTGGTGGTTCTATACCAATCCCTGGGGACAACGTAACCCTGAACTCCTCTGATCTGCTTTCGCAAGCAGCCACAGAAAAGACTGCCCTCATTGATGAGCTTAAGAAGATTCTTGATGAAACAACCTATCTGCAATTGATGAAGGGTGACGCAGAACTACTTGAAGCAACAGGCAAGATTTTAGAGGAGGCTCCATCTCCTATCTTTGTGGGGTAATATAAATGGCGAATAAGTGGACACAACCCGATGCTCCTCCTCCCCCACTATTTACAGGGGCGAAAGAGAGAGATCTTGTTAAGCAAGTCAACGATGAAATCATTGAAAGAATCGTTGGGCAGACTATCGCTTATTACCCTATTGATTTGGAGAGAACATACTTCCATGATCTATATGGAGAGGCAATACAAAAGACTTTTTTGCCCCCAGTAGCCGTTAAGGCACTCGTTGAGTACGATGGCTTAAAGACAGAATACACTAAGAATGTTGGTTTGGACAAAACACAAGGGCTAACCATACACTTTCACAAGAGAAGGCTTACAGAAGATCAGGATTTGTTTGTGAGAGAGGGCGATTTTGTTTTATATGGTGATTCTTTCTATGAAATTGTCACTTTATCCGAGCCAAAGCTTATTTATGGACAGATAGATCATAAATTAGAGATATCTGCTAAGTGTATAAGGGCACGGGAGGGTCTATTCGATGGCACCTGATAGAAAATACACCAGAATACCCGATGCTGACAGCTTACTTAAAGAAGTATCGTTCATGCCCTCTACAATTGAGACTATTGATCGAGCTTTTCTTGATTTTATCGATAACAAGCTTGATATTTTCGCTACAACCAACAAGGGATGGGAAAAAGTCCCTGTTTTGTGGGTATCAGCAGAGCGAGCTTTCCAGATTAAGAGAGATAAGGGCCTTAGAGACTCCAAAGGCATCTTAAAGCTACCCTTGATTACAATTGAGCGGAAGGGTATGAAAAAAGATCCTGCCATGAAGGGTGTGGCTTGGGCACATATACCAGAAATTAATGATGAAAAAGGTGGAGCGCTCACAGTCGCTAGAAGAATTAAGCAAGACAAAACATCTAACTTCTTAAACGCAGACTCAGCGAAAAAGGAAGGTACACTTAGCAACCCAACGGTAGGTGAGGGGCAGGTAAACTTTCCTAGAGAGCAGTCTGGCAAGATAGTCTATGAGACTGTGACGATGCCTGTACCGACTTACGTTGTTGTTGACTATGATGTTGTTATCAGAACTGAATACCAGCAGCAAATTAATAATATCATCACCCCGTTTATAACCAAGACAGGGCAGATCAACAACTTTATGTTAAGACATGAAGGACATATGTTTGAGGGCTTCATTCAAGGTGACTTTGGGCAAAGCAGTAACGTTGCCCAACTTAATGAAGATGAGAGAATGTACGAGACTTCTATAAATATAAAAGTTCTTGGATATTTGATCGGTGAAGGCCCAAACAGGGAGAGACCAAAACTAACTCTTAGAGAGAATGCTGTCGAAGTTAAGATTCCCAGAGAGAGAGTGATATTTGGTGACATTCCGGAGTTCGATGCCACTAGAGCTATCGACCTCTTTTATAAAGAGTAAATTAGTGCTTTGCGCTTTTAAAATACTATTTATTACGTGAAGACATCTATTTAGGAGAATTAACCCTATGGCTGAAAGAAAGTTTAGATTTGTGTCCCCTGGCATATTCATTAATGAAGTCGATAACTCCCAGTTACCGAATGACCTGCCCGATGTTGGGCCTATTATTGTTGGACGTGCGGAGCGTGGGCCTGCTATGCGACCCGTTAGAGTTAACTCTCCCTCAGAGTTTATTGAGTATTTTGGTGCCCCCATCCCTGGCGGTAGGGGCGATGACGTTTGGCGTGATGGAAACTACGTTGGCCCTACATACGGTGCCTATGCAGCCATGGCTTACCTTAGAGCAGGGGTTGGCCCTGTTAACTACGTTCGTCTTCTAGGTACGCAGCACCCTGAGGCAACAACAACAGGGTATGCTGGCTGGGATACAGGCGACCAAACTACACCAGGAGTCACTCATGCAGCAGCTGGTGGAGCGTATGGCCTCTTCTTGTTCCCGTCGGCCTCTGGTGGGTCTGGAGATATGATGACCAACCAAGATGTTGGTAACGGGCGGCTTGCGGCGGTCTTTTACACGGATGGGGCTCATGTATCTCTTAGTGGTTCGGATGCGGTTGGAGCAGATGACCAGGGCTCGTTAGGTTTTATCAAAGCTTCGGCTGCTGGTCCTGAATTCACAGCAGTTATCGAGGACGCAGCCGGCACTACCGCCACGGCAGAGATTGAAGTTACGGATGCGGGCGGTATTGCTAACGGCGAGACCATGACGCTGATAGATTCGCAAGGAACAACCACAGTTTATACTTTTAATAGTGGACTGGCAGCGGCCTCTGGAGGGGGGTCTGGTGGTACTGCAAATGTGGGTTACAGTGGTGCTGGTGGCGGTGCTGGCGGCAAGGTAGCAGTCGCAGCCGCGATAGTGATAGCTATTAACGCAACAACAGATGCAAACTACACAGCCGTTTCGGATGGTGTAAGTAAGGTTACGGTCACGCAAGGTGGCGGTGGCTTAGACGGCAATAGAACAAACTCTGACAGCGTTACAGGTGTTACAGTTGGTAACTTTACCGGCGGCACGGATGATACAACTGTCTACAAAACATCCTTTAATTTCGACAGAAACTCTTCTAAGTACATCAGAAAAGTATTCAATACAAATCCGCAGCTTGGTAATACTCGACATACCGACGCCAGCGAAGTTAATAATCTAGCCGAGAAGTATTGGCTTGGGGAGTCATTCGAGCGTTTCGGAACAGATCATATAGATACTACTGCTGCGAACTATGGTATTATTGTCCCGCTACACAATGGACAGGCATCAAGTGCTGATAACAACAACTTTGGTAAGAAAAGAAGGGGTTTTGAGGATCCTGAGACAGGCTGGGTCTTTTCGCAGAATACCTCTACAACCTATACTGGCTTCGATGCACAAAGCAATACGCAGAAGCTCTTTAAGTTTAAGGCATTAAATCATGCTGAGTGGGCCTCTAGAAATTTAAAGATTTCCATTTCTGACATTAGGGCTTCTGTTAACGACCTTGACTCATATGGAACGTTCACGGTCTTGGTTCGACGAGCAGGCGATAGCGATAATGTACCAGAGATTATCGAACAGTTCTCTAACTGTAACCTTAATCCTGCATCTGAAAACTACATCGCCAAGAAGATAGGCGACAGGTACATGGTTTGGGACACGACCCAGAAGAGGCTTCGCCAGTACGGTGAGTTTGATAATATGTCAAAGTACATCTATGTTGAGATGAACGCTAGTGTTTCTGACGGCACAGCTGACGCGTCTCTGGTTCCATTTGGGTTCTATGGCCCGGTTAAGCCTAAAGACTTCTCTGTTGGGTTCGGCAAGACGGCAACTTACCTCTCTGGTGGTGTGGTCACGGAAATCCAAACATATGCTACTGGCTCGTCTGCCAACACACCCAACGGAGTTACAGTCGGTAATACACTTAGTAATACCACCTTCTTGGGTGGTGCAGCTAACCTAACGGCTTCATTTAAGTTCCCTGTTCTACCAACAAGGGTAAGTGCATCTGACGGTGGCATTAGCAACCCTAAGGATGCCTTCTTTGGAATTCAGCCTACGCTTAGCGCAGACAGCAAGCGTTTTGACCCTGGTTACATCGACTACCTAAGGGCAGCGCCGGGCACTAGTGGCGTATTTATTCCGAGTACGACTGACGGTGCTGTTGGAAATGCAATGGAATACTCCTTCATTTTCACTCTAGACGATGTCAGTGGATCACAGGGAGTTCACGTTTCTGGGTCTGCACAAGAGTCCACAGCGGCCAGTAAATCGCTAAATGCAAGCTCTGGTTCTTACACTGGCTCACTTGACGCAGGATACAACAGATTTACAATGCCTCTTTGGGGTGGGCATAACGGTGTTGATATTTCAGAGATGGAGCCCTTTAACAATGGCGCTATTGGCTCTGGGACAAATGAGAAAGCTAGTTACCCATTCTACACTGTTAAGAGGGCTGTTGATACGGTTTCTGACCCCGAGTTTGTTGAAGGCAATATTCTTAGTGTCCCCGGTGTCACCCAGCCTGGTATCACAGATCAGGTTATTGCAGTTGCAGAGTCTAGAGCAGACGCTCTGGCAGTTGTTGACATTGAGAATGTTTACACACCTAACACTGAAACAACCGATAGCTACCAGAGCCGTATTGGTTCTGTCGCATCAGCAGTCAGTTCTCTAAAGCAGAGAAGAATCAATTCTTCTTACGGTTGTACTTTCTACCCATGGGTTAGAATCAGAGACGATATCTCTAACTCATCCCTCTGGGTTCCGCCTTCTGTCATTGCTATCGGCACTTTTGCTTCATCCGAGGCTAAGGCAGAGCTTTGGTTCGCGCCTGCTGGCTTCACACGAGGAGGTCTAAGCACTGGTGCGGGCGGGTTTGGCGTCCTTTCGACTACTGAAAGACTTCGTAGAGAGGATAGAGACGACCTTTACGAGGCTAACATCAACCCAATTGCAACGTTCCCGAGCGAAGGAATTGTTATCTTTGGCCAGAAGACTCTACAGGTCACACCAAGTGCGCTTGATCGCATCAATGTTCGTCGCCTGATGATCTTCTTGAAGAAGAGAATTTCTAGAATTGCTGCTGGTATTCTGTTCGATCAGAATGTTAAGACCACCTGGACACGCTTCAAGACTGAGGCAGATAAGTTCCTTGGTGGCGTGCAGGCTAACCTTGGTCTTACCGAGTTCCGAGTTGTTCTTGACGAGACAACTACTACTCCCGACCTTGTTGACCGGAATATCTTGTACGCTAAGATTTTCCTCAAGCCAGCTAGAGCGATTGAGTTCATTGCGATTGACTTTGTCATCACAAGAACCGGAGCGAGTTTTGACGATTAAGGATAAATATTAGATTTTACACTACTTATTAGTAGAACAAGAGGGAGACTATAAACATGGCATCAGGATTTTGGACTTCGTCCGACGTATCACCAAAGAGAAAATTTAGATTTTTGCTTACCATCGGTAGCATGCCTAACGGTGCAACGTGGTACACTAAGTCTGTGGGTAAGCCAACATTAACTGTTGGGTCATCCCCTCACAAGTTCCTTAACCACACGTTCAAGTATCCGGGTGGTGTTACATGGAATGATGTTAGTGCCACTCTTGTTGACCCCGTGAGTCCTGACGCTTCTGCCAACCTTTCCAGAATCATCCGTGAGTCTGGTTACCGTCCTCCGGTTGATGTTAACGATACAACCACAATCTCCAAGAGAAACGCAGTGGCTGCTCTAGGCACTGTGGTCATTACGCAGATCGACTCAGAGGGTAACGCAGTTGAGATCTGGACCCTGAACAACGCATGGATCTCAGATCTTTCCTATGGTTCTGATTTAACTTACGATACTGAAGACCTGACGGACTTAACGATTAAGTTTACTTATGACTGGGCATCCATCGAGACTGCTAACGCGGCAGAAGCTGGTCCCGTTCTTGGCGAGGCGAGCAACAGATACTGGGTTCCTGGGCAGTCGTCATAATATATAACTAGAGGTGTTAATTGGCTAGAAGAAATAATAAGGGCAGGACAGCTTCCCCTGCGCCTTTCGTACCTGAGCCCCCACAACAGGCAGGCGCTCAACTTGGTTTTGCAAGCCCTACGGAGTTTGTGGAACTGCCGTCTAAGGGTAGGCTATACCCTCCTGACCATCCTTTCCACATGAGGGAAGAGGTTGAAATTAAGTTTATGACGGCCAAGGAAGAAGATATTCTGTCTTCTAAGGTTTTGTTGTCTAAGGGCTTAGCGTTCGATAGGCTGCTACAGAACTTACTCGTGGACAATGTTGATATTAAGACTTTGATCGCAGGGGATAAGAACGCGCTGCTTGTTGCAGCCAGAGTTACAGGATATGGTTCTGAATATACTGTAAATGTTACCTGCCCTAAGTGCGGTAGCTCTGACGTTCATGATTTCGATCTTGATTCGCTTTCTTTGAAGTATATTCCAGAGGACCTTGAGATTACACCAGACGGTACTTTTTCTACAACGCTTCCTAAAACAGGAGCAGAGATAGAAATAAGATATCTAAACTCAAAAGAGCAGGAGTATCTTACAAGAAACGCTGAGGCAAAGGTTAAGAATGGGCTTCCAGAAACAACCACCACAGACTTTTTAAAGATGGCTATTGTCTCTGTTGGGTCTGAAACTAATAGAAAAAAGATAGATTCTTTTATTATGAATATGCCATCGTATGATTCATTACATGTACGCAAGATTTATAATTCTATATCACCCAACATAGATATGAAACAAGATTACCAATGCTCTTCTTGTGGCGCTACAACGGCCTTGGAGGTGCCGTTGGGTGGTAACTTTTTTTGGCCTAACTGATAAGTATATAGAGGGTATCTATGAACAGTTCTTCTTTATGAAATATCATGGAGGCTGGTCATTTACAGAGGCGTATAATCTTCCAATACCTATCCGTAATTGGTTTCTACAGAGATTAATAAAACAGAAGGAACTGGAAATAAATCCGGAGCAAGACAAATAGTAAGCATAATTGTCTACTATACTAATTACTTGTATAAGGAGCCCCCCCAATGGCCGAATATGAAGACATACCAGGAGCTAAGATGATTAGTGACTCCTTAGATTCCCTTACTGATATTCTTGGTAAGATAGCAAACAACCCTGGCGCAGGGGCGGCTGAAATCGTTCAAGATATATTAAACGCTGGCGGTAAATTGGCCGAAGTTTTTGGGGAAGCCGGGGATCAAATGGGTGGTACCTTTGGTGCTACACTTAAAACTGTAGAGGATATTGGTACGGCGATGGTCGCTCTTGCGCCTGTCATGGCTCAGTTCGCCGCCACAAATAAAATTATGGCTGAGCAGACTAACTTCGCTGCTAAAGCACTGTTTAACCTCCCAAAAGACGCCGTTAACGCAGCGATTGCTTTTAACAAGGCAACAGGTGCGGGTGGAGAATTTGACGATAAAATAATATCATTAAGAGAGA